TACTTAAAGCACTTCCAAGAGCGCGTATTCACAGGACTAGGTGTTTCTGCTACTGATATGGGGCTAGGAGCTGATGTAAGCGGAAATACAGCTACATCTATGTCTAAGCAGCTTACTGATGCTGTAAGGAATATTCAGCAAGAATTATCTAAACAATTTAATGAGCTTATACTTACCGAAATGGCACTACAGTCTCCTTATGGAATTGAGTGTTTACAGGATGAAAATATCCCTACATTAGAGTTTAATGAAGCTGATATTGAATGGAAAATTAGACAAGAAAATCATGAAGCTGATCTGTTCACAAAAGGTGTTAAAACTATTGATGAGGTTAGATTTAAGCTTGGCGAAAATGAATTAACAGATGAAGAGCTAAATAGAACATTCCAAGGACTATATGGACAAATGGAAACAGATCAACAGCTTGAAGCTCAAGATCATTTAGCAAGAGTAGGAGCTGCTATAGCTCCTAAGACAATTAAGTCTGCATCAGGATCAACTAAACAAGTATCAGCAGCTAAAGATCCAGGTTCTCCAACCAAGTCATCGGCAGCAGATAGAGATTCTGTTAAGTCCGCTAAGTCTAACTCTAATATAGTTAAATCTATGAGAGACTCAGCAGAAGAGTCAATCTCTTTAAAAGACACAATTAAGGATGCGTTAAGTGGTATCCTTAGTGAAGAAAATAAGATTAAGAAGAAGTTTGATATTGTAGTTGCAATGAATAAAGTATATTCTCTTATTAAGAAAGAGGTTACTAGCTCGTATATAGAAGGTGTAAATGAGGCTCGTGCAGATATGAATCTAATTCAAGATAGTTCACCTAGAATAGTTAGTAACATATTCGAAAGACTAGATAAGTTAAGAGATGATGTAACTAATAAGCTATCGAAAGATTCATCCTATCTAAATAAAGCAGCAGCTAGGATTGCTACTGCAATGAGAACAGAAAAGGTAAGAGGAAGAAACGTAGGGTACGCTACAGCATGTATCAATAATAAGAGAAATAAGTTTGTAATTTTCTCAGACCACGAAGATGTAGCACCTGATAGCTCACAATATATTGGAACTGAAATAGAGATAGAGTCAAATGGCTTTAGAAATGATTTACCGCCATTCAGGTCTAACTCAAGGCTTAAGATAAAGGTTGTATAATACGTTAAAGTTATTAACAACTATCTTGCGGAAATATATTAAATAGCAAGTTAATAACAATAAAATAATAAAACATTAGGAGTTAATGATGGCTAGGAAAAAGAAAACTACTGAAGAAGAAGTTATCGTAGACGAAGCGGTTGAAGAAACTGTTACAGAAGAAGTAACAGAAGTAACTCCGGAAGAAGTTCCGGAAGAGCAACCAGTAGTCGAAGAAGAACCTACTACTGAAGTAGTAGAAGAAAAAGTTATCACTGTCGGATCGACAGTAACTGTAACTAAGATCTCTGCTAAATTTAAAGAGCTTATTGGTAAGCAGGGTGTTGTACTAGAAAAGAACGGTGGTAGCATCTTAGTTGAAATTGATAAGAAGAAATTCTCAATCACAACCAAAAACGTAGAGGCGTAAATGCTTAAGAATAGCACCATAAAATTACTTGAACAATATAAGATTAACTTACCTGAAAGTACACTTATAAAGATAGAGGATGGTATTAGGAGAGATAAAGAGCTTCTAGTTACTATTGATGCTAGTCATTATGGATTTAGAAACAACAATGGCGTATTCTATCGTCATGATACAATGAGAGATGATGTTAACACATTTATCTTTCCAACACCTAAACCCATTATAGAGAAGCACAGACCAGAATCATCTGAAGTATTTGGTAATGTTATTTCTGCTACATACAAACTAACAGACTATTATAATACTCTTTCACAAACATTAGAGCTTGAAGGATTAACCTCAGAAGAGTATATTGCTCTTTGTAGAGATGAGTTACTTCCTTTTCAGAGAAGAATGAACGGTAAGTATAATGGCTTAGCATATGTGCAAGTTATAGGAAAGCTTAACCATAAACAAGGCATTAAGAAGGTTATGGATCAAGAGTTCCTAAGAGTATCTATTGGTGCTACGCCTAAAAGGCTTATATGTTCTGAATGTTTACAAGACCAGATGGATGGATTATGTGAGCACTACTATAATAGAAAAGGAAATAACTTCCTAGTAGCAGAACAGCTAGAATATGATGAGCTCTCTTTTATAGATAGACCTGCCGATCCTTTCGGTAAGATTATTCGCATACACGATAGAGAGATTATTGAAACAGTCGTAGAAGAAGAACCCAAGCTATTAGACACAGATATAAATGTAGTCTTTCTAAAAGATTTCTTTGAAGAAGCTGAGGGTAAAACATTTGTGTGCGTAGATAATATTTGCGCAATAATTAACGAGGAGGAACACATGAAGAAAACAAAATCTCTTTTAGATGAGTTTTCTGTAGAGCAAATTAATGCTATAGTTAAGTCTATCAAAATTAAGGATGAAGAATCTGATATTATCGCTTCTATTACCTTAACAGACGAACAGGCTAATGCGCTTGAAGATAAGCAATTTGCTATTGTACAAAAAACATCGGAAGGTGAACTACGCAGATTCCCCATGCATAATGAAGAAAGCGTCATCGTTGGATTCAAAATGCTAGATAGCGCAGAGGACCTTACTAAGTCTGAAAAGAAGAGAGTTCTTAGCAAGCTTAATAAAGCAGCTAAAGCTTTTGGTATCTCTTTAGAGGACGAAGAAGAAACCACAGAACCTAATAGTGAAAAAGAAACTAAGGGCGAAGAAACTACTTCTCCTAAAGGTGAAGAAGCTAAAGGCTCTGAGGAAGAAAAGGGTGATGAGGAAGAAGAAGCTAAGCTCACTGATGAAGAACAGTTAGATGTACTGCTTGGATCAGTTAAAGAGTTTATCGGAAGTATCACTGAAGTCCCTGAAAAACTAGAAGACAAGAAAAAAGATGCAGCTACTTTTACAGTAGAGAAAAATCCTGTAACTAAAATCTTTGATCTTCTGAAATGGTATGCAACTGACGTTGCTTATGCATCTTCTGCTCTTAGTAGAAGCGTTAGCGCTTTTCTAGAAGAAACTGGAAAAACAGCTATTGAAAAAGGAATCAAAGACGAGTATGATGAACTCAAAGGTAGCGCAGAAACATTTGCTACAGAAAAAGAAGAGTTGCTAGCAGAAGTAGAATCACTTAAAGATGAATGCACTTCTCTAGAAGAAGAAAACAAAGAACTTAACTTTGAGTTAAGATCAACAATTATTGATGAACTAGTTTCCAATAAAGTTTCTCTTGGTATCTTAGAAGACTCTGAAATTGAATCAGAAAAGTCTGAACTATTCAAAGTTCCTTATAATGCATTGACAATGCAAATTAAAGATACAAGAAAGCTTGTTTGTAAAATTAAAGATTCAGTTAATAACAAAATAGATATCAAGAAAGTTGACGATCCTACGCTTACGGATTCGGACAACGTTGATACAAAGGTTCGAGATCAGGAAGATCCCGAAAAAGAATCAGAATCAATTTCTGAGGAAAATTTAATTAGAGCATTTAAAAACCTACTTAAGTAAGTAGAAAATAATTTGGAGGAATTCAATGAGCACAAAAGGACAAAATTACTTCGCCAATATGGTAAAGGCTCCGCAGATTCTACAAGGTAGTCCTAACTACGACATCGAAGTTTCTGATGGACAAACACCTCCTGGTGAATTTTACCCTGCATCTTACCTTCCTACCGTTCTATCTGAGAACATTATGGCTGGATCAGCTTATGTTCTGATGGGTGGTAAGGTTGTTTCTTATGATAGAAATAAGAGACTTATCCCTGCAGGATTAGCAATGGATTATGTTTTATACAAAGAAGCATTCGATGCTGACATTACAGCAAAGGCAGTAGATGCTAATGCACCTACCGCTGCTGAGATTACCACTGCACATGCTGCTGCAGTTACTGCACGTGGATCTAACCTTAAAAAATATACTACTCGTGATGAAGAATTCGGCGTAGTTGGTCTTGACGGCAATATGGTTCAAGCTGATGACGTTGTTGCAGAGTCTATGCTTAATAACCTTGACACTTTCACTGCTGGACAAAACGCAGTCACTGACCCTGTTGGTATTATCCGCTATTCTAAACTGATGGCTCCTGGTACTAACCCTTCTGATCCTACCACATTCACTAAGCATGCTTATGATACTGGTGGAGCAGCAGCTTACTCACGTTGGTGCTACGTACAGGTTCCTGTCGTTGAAGTCAACGTTCGTAGAGAGCCTACTGTTGAAGGTGATACTAAGCATAGAATTCGTTTGTATGCTGACGAAAGCGGCGTTTCTATTACTGACGCTGATGGAGTTGCAATCACTCACGACTATGGTGACGGACTTGGAGCAGTTCCTATTAAGCAGCTTCATACCCTAACCGATATCGCAACTGTTGAAGGAGATCCTACCTACTTCGCACTAGTTGGACGTACATTACTGTTTAACGGTATTATCCCTGCTGATTGGTACGTTAACTATACGCCTAAAGTTGACCTTCCGTTCACTTGTTTGAAGATGACTGACAGCTCTGTTGTTGGTACTGACTCGGCTATCCTGGACGCTAATGCAGCATTTATTGGTGAAGAAGTTGGTTTCGATCTTAACTCTGACTTTGCACTAGCAAGCGGAATTACACCTAACGGTTACAATAGAAAAGTTGGTCGTATTCTTGACCTTAAAAATGGATCAAACGACGACCTTAAATTAGTTCGTACTTACTTCCGTGACTATGGTCTGTGGCAAGAACAGCCTGGTTCAGCAACTGATGGTCGCAACACTCAGCTAAGCATCATCAATGCACCTAAATGGATCGTAAGAATCGCAGTAAACTTTGAAAGCAATTTTAGCGTTATTGCTTAATATTAATGGAGGAATTATATAATGGACTTAGCTGGTAAATTAATGGCTTTTGCAAAAGCTAATAAGCTTGTTGACTCGGAAACTATTTCCAAAGGCGATGTCAAGCTGAAAGACGTTCTTAATAATACGGACCTTTCTAGACTTGTTCCTATCGCAATCTCAGAGATCGTTCGTGAAGCTTCTGAGTTTGAACTCTTAGCAACCAAGCTTTTTAAGAAAATTAGCCAGAAAGAAGGAATCTATATTCAACTTCCCGCAGTTGGTGCGATGGATACTGTTGAAGAAGTTCCTGCTGGCGCAGAATACGGCACTGAAAACATCACGATGGGTGGTGGAACCGCAATCCGTATTGATATCCGTAAATACGGTATCAAACTTGGCCTTACCGAAGAAATGGTTGAGAACTCTCAATGGGACGTTATCGGTGAATGGCTGAAGGCTGCTGGTAAAGCTTTTGCTCGTAAGAAAAATAACCTGCAGTTCAACATGTTCGAGCGTCAAGGCTTGACTCTTGTTGACAATAAAAACCCCGCCAACACCGTTCTTGGTCGTGCACTTTCCGGTAAAGATGGCGCTGGTAACCTGAATTACTCATTCACCAATGAGGACTTCTTCGACATCTACGCAGCTATGCTGCAAGAAGGATTCGCTCCTAAAGTCGTTGTTGTCCATCCGATGACTTGGGCAATTTGGGTAAAAGATCCGATTCTTCGTGCGTTTGCATTCACTCGCGCTGGCGGACCTTTCATGAATCAATTCGAGCTTGGCGGAGTTAAGCGTGATAGCTTCTTCGGTGGGTTAGGTAAGTCTTCTGGTGGCGCTGACGCTGGCGAAGATGTTCCGCCTGACTTCCAAGGTCGTCCGATTCTACCTCCTTATCTGAACGTTCCTTTACAGATTATGGTATCTCCTCAGGTTCCGTTTAATCCTGTAGAGAAAACTACTAGCATGTACTTCGTCGATACCGACAATGCTGGTGCTATCGTTCAAGGAGAAGAAATCAATCATCACTCATGGGGTGATCCTGAACGCGACATCTATCGCATCAAACTTCGTGAAAAGTATGGTATCTCCATGCTGAATGAAGGCCGTGGCGTTGGTGTTGTTAAGAATGTTCCGATTGTACCTAACCGTTTTGTTGAAAACGCTCAAGTTACTATCGCTGCTCCTGAGAAGATGTATCCTGAGGATATGGCAGTAACTGACAAGCTATCTTAATAGCTTTTAGTTAGATAAATAAATAGAGGGTAGTTAGTTAATTCTAGCTGCCCTTTATTTTTGTCCAGTTAATAACAGTTATATAATTAACCTGGAGGAAAAATGATTTATACAGTAAACTTAAGACAATTGTCTTTTAAGCAAAACCTATCTTCGCTAATCACACTTCTTAACGATCAGCAAGCCACATATGCTATACTTAGATATGCACAGGAAGTTCCAGAAAGAATCTACAATAGTGCTATGATAAAGCTAGCACAAAATATAGACCAGATTACATATAAGAAACTTCTCAAGTTAGTAAACTCATATATTTCCGCTCGAAGAGTAGGAATCATTATGGATGAAGAGTTTGTTGAAACAATAGAGGTCCCGGTAAATGTTGAGATTGAAATGACATATAATCCCGACTATACGAATGATAGTGAAGAAATAATGCTTAACGTAAACATCTAAGGTGGACACATAAATGAGTATCAATATAGTTAGTGCTGATCCATATGACGGTCAGCAGAACGTTACAATAGATTCTAAAATAACAATCGACTTTGATAGCCCTATTGATCCATTTACTGTCGAAAATGGTGTATCGCTATACACTTACTCTAGCGGATTATGGACAGGGCCAGATCTTATCTCTTTAGATACAGAATATAGAGATGTATTAGATATTTCAGATGAATATACTTACTTTAAGTATTCGTTTACTATTGAAGATACTGATACGGTTGTTGGTGGCAGATTAGTAATAACGCCACTAATGTCCCTTATTCCTGATAGAGATTATTATCTAAGCATTTATCCTGGATCAGATGCGGAGAGATACTTAAGTAAGCTAACTGTAGTTGAACCAGTAGTAACTCCTTTGGACGAAGAAACCCCTCCGACTGGAGAGATAAATATACTATCAGCTTATATTGGCTCAAGTTCCGATACTTACATCGGAACATTTGTAGCACCTACAGAGCTTAGTATATATAAAGAATCACTAGGTGTAGAAACAGCACAATCTTTCACGTTAACTGAAGAGTTAACTAGTATTGAGTTATCTGATATTAGCTTATCTGTAACACAAGGTTGGAGCGCTGGAGATTCGTTTGAAATAGATGTGTTTCCTGGAGAAGGAATTGCGTCTGTATTAAACAATAAATTTACAACTACACACATAGACACAAGCACAGTACCAAGCTCAAATAAGATAGTTACTCTATCACAGGTAACAGAATTTAATAGCATTAAGCTAATTGACTCCATACCTTCTGACTTGTCACTTAACAACCCTAGGTGCAATCCTATTACACTTAGGTTTAATCAAACAGTTAAGGCTGGACAAGATTTAGATTCAATTATAAGCGTTTATAAAGTAGATATGGACTCGTGGATAAAGAGAAGAGTCTCTTGTTATTACAAGGTGAATGGAAGTACAATAAAAATATATCTATCTTCTCTTAAATAAAGTATAGGAGAATGAGTATGGCTAGAAAAAAAGATAAATGGATGCAAACGGCAGTTGAGAAGCCTGGAGCATTACGTGCTACTGCTAAAAGACATGGCGCTCTCAAGAATGGGATTGACCCAAAATGGCTTGATAAAGCAGCTAAGGGCGAAGGCGTAAGCAAGAAGACTGCGCAAAGAGCTAGGCTAGCAAAGACATTTAAAAAAACAAGGAGACGCTAATGGCTAAGAAAACTAAAAAAGGTGGACTAGGACCAAGGAATGGTCCAAGAAAAGACGGTAGCGGAAAAGGTAAGGGCTCAGGTCCTGATAAAGGCGCTGGCAAGGGCAAAGGTAGAGGTAAAGGTAAAGGCACCAGAAAAGGTTGCTAACTAATTAAGGATAAGATATGTCAACTCCAGATTTTTCTACAAACAAAATATATGATCAAGTTATCCCTTATAAAATAGGGCAAACAATAGAATTAATGCTAGAGATAGATACTGATGCTGCTGATACTGTTGGCGACACTATATCTATAAACATATCTGATGTGTTTGGTAATCTTATCTCCACTATCTCAGCAGATAGGATACCTAGCTCTGGTATCTATACAATTGAATATAAGATCCCTGCCTTAGCAGAAGTGTATAACTCTGCCGAGGCAGATGAATCAGAATATGATGACGATTATTACTATCTGAAAGATACTTGGGTTTTCCCTGACACAAGTGAAGTTTCATTTGAGTTTCAGGTTGAAAGAGAGTTAGAGCAGATAGTCACAAATAATTCTTTATTTGTAATCTCAATAACTGGTTTAATTTCAGATACAAATACATTACTGCCAGAAGAAGAGATTAAGTTTACCTCAACACTTGATAACTACCCTGTATCTGTTGAGGATGTTGTTTCTGTAAATACAACAACTTTAGAAAAGGTTGATGTTATTAAGGTTGCAAAAGAAATACAGGATAAGTATAAGTATGTGCTTTATAACATGAAGCCTAATGTAATATACAGACAGGCACCATTCGATGATGCTGTTAAGGGATTTGTTAAATATAGTACAGCTATGACTTTCCTAAAAGAAAGTCTAAGTGTTACATCTGAATCAAAACAGATTGATACTGTGCAGATTAGTAAGTCATATAACACAGATATCGTATTTAATGAAATTGAAGATATGATTAGGAAGTATGCTTTAATTATCTGGGCTGGCGGAATGAATACTCCATTTATTACACAGAAATTCCAGAAAGGGCTTTATGATCCTAATAGGCCTAAATACGCTAGAGCTAATCTAGATATCCAAGGTCCTACTCCATATGTTAATACTACTACTCAGAATATTTTAATTACAGATGATAGTGGAGACGTTATAGAGCTTAGAGGAATAAGAACGATAAACGTTCCAACTGCAGATAGGTTTCTATTATGATAGATATTAAAAGTGAAGTATCTGAGCTTATTGGAGAGAAATATGAC